AGCCGTTGATCCTTATTGGGGTGGGGCGGAGTTTGTTTACTGCCGCGCCACGGCTAGTATTCGGCAGTTCGGACTTGTCCGGATTGTGCCGACGCTGGTCACGGCAACTGGCTGGCGATACGACGCAACGGAAGTTGGCAATACCGCCAACCTCGGTGACATGATTGCAGTTTGCACGACTTCCGCAACTGTGGGCCAGTATTTCTGGGCACAGATCAGCGGTGTTGTGCCAGTGAACTGCAACGCCTCGGTGGCTGCGGATACCGCCTTTGGTATTGCGGCGGCTGGTCAGGGCGGTGCGAACAGTGCGGGTAAGCAGATTCTCAATGCTCGCATTATCGCAGCTGCGACGACCACGGTGGCGCATACGGGAACTGCGAATAGTGGTTCCACAGCGTTGCTGGTGGATAGTGTTGATGGCTGGTTCATCGGGGCTTACCTCTCGGGAACCGGGATTGCAGCCTCGACTGTGGTCGTTGACATCGGCCCTGGCGGAAAATCCGTCACGCTGAACAACGCCACGACAGCAGCTGTAAACGGGACTGTTACCGCGACTTACAACAACGGTACGGTCTACTACAACGTTGCTCATATCAATCGTCCGTTTGCTCAGGGTGCGATTACCTAATCCTGAGAAAACAACTTCGGCGGAGAGGTTTAAGGTCCCCCCACTCCTCTCCGTCGGAGACTTTAACTGCCCGAGGAGATAGAAATGCAAGCTCAGCAAGAACGTCCGCCATATGTGGCTTTTGAAATCCGAGCGATTGAGGATCGAGAGGCTTCGCTGGAAGCCGGCCACTACGTCGCGAAGGATGTGATCTATGCGCTGATCACTCCGCAGGGGTCGAAGGACCGCATCGAGCGAGTGGCAGAAGACTGGGTCAAGCAGTGCTTCCAGCACGCGGAAGAAGGCCGGATGCCGCTCGAGTGGGCGAAGGGATTTGAAACCGGGTTTAAGATGTACCAGGAGGGAAGAGAGATTCCCGAGAATGGTACGCCGATTGTGACTTGGCCAGCGATTGGACCGGCTCAGCAGAAGCAAATCCTCGATGCGAACATTCGCACGATTGAAGATCTCGCACAGGCCAATGAGGCGAGTTTGGCTGCGATTGGGATCGGCGCGCGAGGGCTGAAGCAGAAAGCTCAAGCTTGGCTGGATGCAGCGGGTGAGACGGGAAAAACTGCGCTAGAGTTGGATAACCTCCGTCAGCGCATGACCGAGCTCGAAGCCCGGAACGAAAAGCTCGAAACCGAGAACAAGCAACTTTCTGGTCAAGTTGAACTTCTCTCGAAGAAAATCAAAGAGGAAGCCTAAATGACTCTTCTCTCGATCATCCGCGATCATTGTCAGGTCCATGCACTCAACATGCCAACTACGGTTGTGGGGAGCCAGGATACGACGATCAAGCAGCTCTGGGGGCTGATGAATAGTTTGCTGGAAGAGGTGATCGATGAGTCGAAGTGGCAGGCTTTTAGCACGGAAAAGGTTTGGACGCTGGTCGCAGGGGAAGACCAGGGAGATCTCGATGAAGACATTTGTTCTGGATTGGGATTTCTCTGGGCTTACAATGGGACTTTTTATGACAGGTCGCAGCGGAGGCCGTTGTATGGGCCTTGCTCGGATGTGGAATGGCAACAGTTAAAAGCGATACCTAATCCAGGTCCTTGGTACAAGTATCGGATTAAGAACAATCACTTGCTGATCAATCCGGCACCGACGGTGGGGAGTCTCAGTCAGATCGCTTTCGAGTTTGCGACGAAATTCGGAGTGAAGGGCAATGACGGGACGCCGAAAGATAGCTTCACTGCGGATGATGATGTTTCGGTACTGCCAGAGAGGATTCTCAAAAAAGGTCTGGCATATCGATGGAAGGAGCTGAAGGGACTCCCCTCGCAGAACGAGGAAGATCGGTATTTCAAGATGCTCAACAACTTCATCGCCCGGGATAAAACTGCGAGAACTTATGACCTTGCAGAGCCTTATGAGCCGATGATGAAGCCTGGGATCTTTGTTCCCTCTGGTAATTGGCCAGTCTAATGCGCGGACGGATGACGAAGAAGAGTCGCCAGCCAGATCTGCGACCCACAGTCCCGAATACGATCAAGACAGTTCCCGCCCCGGTTGGTGGCTGGAATGCTCGGGATGCACTTGCAGCTATGCCGGCGACTGATGCAGTCGTGATGGATAATTTCTATCCGTCGACAGGGACAGTAGATCTACGGCCAGGAAGAGTTGAATGGGCAACAGGATTGTCGGGGTCGGTCAAGAGCCTTATGGCTTACAACAGTCTTACCACGCAAAAGCTTTTTGCCTCCACCAACACCAACATCTACGACGTGACGAGCTCAGGAGTCGTCGGAGCAGCTGTTTCTACTTGCACAAGCGGCAAGTGGGAATATCGGTGCTTCACCAATTCCGGCGGATCTTTCCTCGTCATGGTAAACGGGGTGGATAAGCTCAAGGTCTATGACGGAACGACATGGAAGGATATTGACGGGGCTTCAACGCCGGCGATTACGGGGATTACAACGTCGCAGATCACGAATATCAATATCTTCAAACGCCGGATCTGGTTTGTTAAGAAAGATAGTCTGTCGGCGTATTATCTGGCGATTGATGCATTTGGTGGTGCGGCGACAGAGTTTCCACTAGGTCCGGTTTTCTCAAAAGGCGGGTATCTGGTTGCTCAGGCCAACTGGACGATCGATGGCGGTCAGGGAGTTGACGACTACCTCATAAGCGTGACGTCGGAAGGGGAACTGGCAGTTTACCAAGGAACTGATCCGTCGAGTGCGACGACCTTTGCACTGGTTGGGACGTATGACGTCGGAAAGCCGATTGGAAAAAAGTGCTTCACCAAGTATGGTGGGGACTTGATTTATCTGAGCAAGCAGGGAGTTTTCGCTCTTTCAAAGTTGTTGCAATCCGCGACGCTGGAAAAGACTAAGGCTCTGAGCAACAAAATCGACAACGCTTTTAAAGACGCTATTCTCAACTACGGGAATGTCTTTGGCTGGTCCGCGAGGCTGCACCCGACACAGAGTGCTGTAATTATCAATGTTCCGATGGCGGAAGATGGCGATTCGGTCCAATTCGTAATGAACGATATCACCAGAATGTGGTGTCGGTTTACTGGCTGGAGTGCAAATGTTTTCGAACCTTTCGGAACAGATATCTACTCTGGAACTGGTTCGAAGGTTTACAAGAATTGGGTTGGCACAGTCGACGGAACCACGCCGATTACTGGAAAATGCCAGCAAGCTTATTTAAAAGTCGGACCGATCGAAAGCGTCGTCAACCTCATTCGACCGAATTTGCAGTTGCAAGGTATCATCACGCTGCAAACCGCGATTGATACAGATTTTAGTCTGTTCAACACTCAAATCGATGAGTCCTTCGTCACCTATGGGAGTGGGTATAGTTACTGGGATTCCGGGGTGTGGGACACAGCTACTTGGTCCGGTGGGCTTACGCCGATCACGAACAACTGGCTAACAAATGCCAACAGTCCCGGGTTTTCGCATTCCTTCCGGCTTCAGTGCACTTCCTCTGCTGCCCAGGTTTCGTGGGTTTCCACCGACTGGGCTTTTCAAATCGGCGGGATTTTGTGAAGCAAGTCATCGTCGGAGAGGATCAACTCTTCGGTCCATGGCTTGCTTCTAAAACTGATGGTCAATGGGCTCCCGGTCGCGGGCATGTCATCGGGCTTCTCGATCTCGACAAAGGTCTCATCGTCGGCGCTGCTCAATTTACAGATTGCAATGGCGCATCGGTGATTTTACATTGTGCGGGTGAAGGTCGAGATTGGCTTAATCGCGAGTTTCTCTGGTTTTGTTTTTTCTACCCGTTCGAGCAATTACAGGTGAGAAAGATTATCTCCCCAGTTGAAAGCTCGAACAACGATTGCAAGAAGTTCATCGAGCATATCGGTTTTACACTTGAGGCTACCCTCAAAGACGCCAGCCCGAAAGGGGATCTTCTTCTCTACACTTTGAATAGAGAAGATTGCAAATGGTTAGCTTTGAGGGAAAAGTATCGTGGGAAAGCCGAAGGCTCCAGCCGCACCTGATTACGCAGCCGCTGCGACGAATCAAGGCAAGGCGAATGTCGACTCTGCAATTGCGAGTAATTATCTTAATCAGGTGAATCAAGTCGGACCCGATGGGAGTCTGACTTATAGCTATGATAAGACCAAAGGGTATACAGACCCGACGACTGGGAAGTTCATCCCGCAGGCAACGGCGACAACAACGCTGAGCCCAGAACAACAGCAGTTGTATGATCAGCAGAACCAGATTTCCACCGCGCTGAATGATCAGGCGCTCAAGGGAATCGGGTATGTTGCGGACTCGACAGCACATCCGCTGGAAGCTAGTCAGTTCGGACAGTTACAGAGTGGGCCGGCAGTTCCACAGGGTTATACAAACTCGGTTGCTGCCGGGCCGCTGCAGAATAGTTACGACTTCTCCAAAGTCGGCGCAATGCCGAGTTCAGATAATTTCCAGAGCGAACGAGACCAAGTCACTCAGGCTCTGATGTCGAGACTGCAGCCGCAGATCGATGCAGATCGGCAGGCACAAGAAGCAAGGCTGGCAAACCAAGGAATCAATCTCGGGTCTTCGGCTTATGGAACTGCGAACGATCAGTTGGAGAAAAACGTCAACGATCAAAGGTTGGCTGCAGTACTCGCCGGGTCGCAAGAACAACAGCGACTGTTCAACAATGCGATGGGGATCCACCAGCAGGGAGTTGCAGAGGCTGAAGATCAGGGAAATCTCTGGAACAGCGCGCAGAATCAAGGTTTCCAGCAGGGTCTGGCAAATGCGGATCTTGGCAACCAGAATCTGGCAACGCAGTTTAACCAGGGATTGGCTTCGAACCAGTTCACGAACCAGGCGATTGCCCAGGCAATTCAGGAAGCGGACTATTTCAAGAATGCGCCATTGAATACGCTGAACGCTCTACGGACGGGGAATCAGGCACAAATGCCGACATTTGGGAATGTGGCGGGAGGCGCGCAGATCGCTGCTGCTCCGGTATATGCGGCGACGAATGATGCAGCAAACTTCGCACAGCAGAATTATCAGAATAAGATGGCTGGGTATAGCTCGATGCTCTCGGGTCTGGGATCGATCGGCGGTGCTGCGATTACGAAATACTCCGATCGAAGGCTGAAAAAGAATGTGAAGAAGCTCTTCAAGCTTGCCAATGGACTTGGCTTCTACGGGTTCGAGTACCTCGGTTCGAAGGTCCAGCAGCTAGGCTATATGGCAGATGAAGTTGCAAGAATCTTCCCGAATGCGGTTAGTTACCATCCGTCAGGCTATGCGATGGTGCATTATGGAAAGGTGCGCTAATGGCCTATGATCCAAATCAAATGATGGTGAATAAGAACCAAGTGCCTTATGTCCCGACGGGATATGAGAGCTTGGGAGCTCAGATCCAGCAGAAGCAAGCAATTGCCAAGGCGTTACTGGAACAAGGGCTGAGTCAAGACCGTCAAATGCGCTCGCCGTTTGAGCTGCTGGGCCATCTCGCGCAAGTGTGGGCTGGAAAGTCCATGCAGAAGGATGCGACGAAAGAGCAGGCAGATCTGGATGCAAAGCGGGCGTCGGATTATCAGGCGATTGCTGCAGGGGTGCAGGATGCGCTCGCAAAGGGGGCAACTCCGGAGCAGATTGCTACGCAGTATGGAAGCGATCCGCGAACGGCGAACATGCCGATTGTCAAGGCGATGTTGGACGCTTACGGGCAATCGATGAAGAACCGGACAGAAGTTGGTGCGCCGACTGAAATGCTCGGGCCGGATGGAAAGCCAGTTACAGGAGCGTTTGACAAGGCTGGTGGCTGGCATCCGACGACGGGGCTGAGTCTTCCAGGGAAAGTGGAGAATGTTAACGGGGTTGCGGTGGATCTGCAGCATACAGCTCCGGGAACAGTGCTACCGCAGAATCTGAATGATATTGTTTATCGCGATCCGAAGACGGGACAGCCGGTGGTGAATCAACCGCTGGTTGGTGCGAAAGAGAGCATTGCAAATGCCGGGAAGACTCAGGTTAGTACCTCAACTTTTGTCAACGCGATGGACAAGAGCTTTGGCAAGGTTATTCCAGAAGCAGTTGTTGCGGATTTGACGAAGAGCCGGGATGCTGCGTTGGCTTACGCGCAGACGAAACCGGAGTTGGATAGAGCAGCAGCAGCGCTGAAAAAAGGCATCATCGGCGGGTTTGCGGCAGGAACGCGAATGGATGTCGCTCGAGCAGCGGACTTCTTCGGGATCACCGGAAAGTCAAATGCCGAGAGGATCGCGAATACTCAGACCTATATCCAGAACATGGGTCGACAGACCTTGCCGATCTTGCAAGCTCTCCGCCCGGCTTCGGATACGGACGTGAAGACTGCCCAGATGATGGCGGGTGGCGATGTGACACTGAGCCCTCGAGCCATGATGAATGCGATTAATGCAGCGAGAGAAGCTGGAGCCAACAGCGTGCGAGCGCATAAGGCGAGAATAAAGACATTGCAAGGAAGCTTCGGAAGCGATCCGCAAATTGCTGCGGGACTTGGAGCTTTCGATGTACCGGACATTGAGCCGCAACCAGGAGCTGGATCTGGCGGAGTAAAAATCCGGAGGATCAAGTAATGGCAGGGCCAAAGCTTCATACCTATGAGATCACGACGGATGACGGAAAGGTCTATCACGTTGATGCGTATGACGATGCGCAGGCAGCAAGGCTTGGGGATTTTATCAAGCAGCAAGTTGCGGCAGGTAATCCGCAGTTGCAAGGAGTAGAATTGCCGGATAAAGCCCTGGTCGAGCAGCATGTGATTGAAGACCACACGCCGGTGGAAGAGAAACCGAAAGGTGATGGGGGGAAGGGATTTCTAGACACCGGAATGGGTTTGGCACTGAGAGGGATTATCAAAGGTGCGACGTCGCTGCCGGCGTTGACGATGGATACGATTGGCGGAAACCCTGGAGAAACTTCCCAGGCTATTGATTCGCTGCTCACGGGGGCAGGTTTCCGCCAGCCTCGCGAGGGTGACGATGGACGGATTGATCGGCTGATTCAAGCAGGGTTTGAGGGTGTTGGTGGGACCGCTGCAACTGGTGGAATGGGCGCAGCACTTGAAACCGGTGGGGCCAAATTTGCTCCGAACCTACTAACCGCCTCTCCGATGATGCAGACAGGTTCTGCCGCTCTTGGATCAACCGCCGGGCAACTCGTGGCGGAAAATGGCGGAGACGCAAAGTCGCAGATCCTCGCCGCTATCCTCGCCGGCTCGGCACCGGGATTGCTCAAAACGGGGGCGTCTGCGGCGATACGCGGGGCCGTGAGAGGGGCAAACCCCGATCGGGTACGAGATGCCATCGAGACGTTCCAAACGGCCGGTACCATGCCCACGGTAGCGGATGCTACGGGCGGAGACAAAGCCAAAGCCGTTGAGGGCTTCCTGAGCCAGTTCTTCGGAAGCAGCGGAATTGTGAGAAAGCAGCGGTTGGCCCAAGAGCAGCAGATCGGCGGGAATTTGGAAAACCGTGCGAATGAGCTTTACCCCGCAATGACGAATGAGGATGCGGGAGCTTACATCAGCTCGAATGCGGAAGAGGGTTTCAAGCCACAAGGTCGGCAAATTCTCGATCGAGATTACGCGATGCTGGAGAAGCAGCTACCTTCGACTACCCGAGTGGATATGACGCCGTTCAGGGAGTATGTCGGGCAGAAATCTGCGATCCCGGATATCGCGAGCAAGACTATGACCAATCCACTGATCGGTGGAGATCAGGCGAATTGGGCGAGTCTGGGAAAAGATCTCGATGCGGATATGAAAGCAGCGATGGTGAAGACCGGGCAAGGAGGCTTGCCGCTGTCGGATGTGAAAGAGTTGCGTTCGCGGATCGGGCGGAAAATCGAAGACGCGGCTTTCAACGAGAGTGGTGGGAACATTGCAGATCTTCGCGGGGCTTACGGTGTACTGTCGGAAACACTGAAAGACGCCGCTGACAAAGCCGGGCCTGCAGCGAGAAAGGCCTTTGACAAGGCACAAGCTTCCGCGAATTGGTATCATGACATTCTCGAAACAGTAAAGCCAGTGATTGATAAATCCGGCGGGTTCGAGAAGGTTTTCACATCGAGCTTGGCAGGCACAAAGGATGGTGGAACAATCATTCGAAATGTTTACCATCTGCTGAGCCCCGATGCTCGTAATGC